GTTGGACTGTGAAGATAGATCTTTGCTCCTTAGAAATTTGGACATTCATCATTCCCTTAGTGATAGTACCGCAATGAGTGCGTTTACAGACCACCGGTTAAATTACGGATGGTGTTATGCGAAGCTCGCTAAATCTACGCGAGCGCGCGATACATTGCTGAGACATGGACATTGTCCACGCATTAATGATGGTCATCTTTACAGTGACCTATACCAGTTGTACTGTCTTGGTGGGCTAAAACCCACTATCAACATGTCTTGGGAAGGAAACATGATCCATTTTACAGATGGCATTGATTTTCTGGTTTCTGATCTAATCAGAGCCTGGTCTGACCAATTCCGTGAAGGTTTTGGACCTATTCCACCCAACTTTAATGGGCGTGTTGGCTGCCTCCCTTCTGATGACACTTTAGATTTCGTGTTTTCCGAGAGTGATGTCTCGGAGGCACTTGAAGTGTCAAAAGCTTTTTCCGTATACCCTCGAGCAGAAATGCTTAAGGGTCCTGCTCCATTTTATGGCTCCCGATACACTTGGGAGCCTTTTGCTGTGCTTTCTTATTTTTATTTCACGACCCTTTTGCCTCGCGCATTTGGAGTTGTCGTACCCGTCAACAGTTCCGTAGGTATTTTATTGATCGTTGAGTACGCGTTACTTTTTATCATGATGTGCTTTACTTGTGAGCTGATGCGTGTTTTGCGCTGGAGAATTTCTCACGAAAGGGTAAATTTTGAACGTATTGAAGCCGAAGCCGACATTCGCCACCGCGCCGCGGCGGCCACAGCCCGGCGGCCAGAGGGCATTATTGATGCTTTAATGGTTGATTCAGGCTTAAATGACCTTTTGCAAATGTTGGACTTACATCGTGGCGAAATCTCTCTTGAACGCTCTCAAGCGTTCAGAGTTATCCTGTGCATGCTTACAGGCATGTTTACTGCCCCCCGACGAAGCGAAGGGCATGGAAACATGCGCATCGCTGCCAATTACTTCAGTTTCACTGCACCTTTTCTTGAGATGATAGTGAAAGCTGGTCTCAAGTTTCCTGTGAAAGAAGTTTTTATCCGGAGCGAATCTTCCCTCATGCCATCATTTGAATGGCTTGAAGGCTCCGAAAATCTTCTCAAGAATTGGAGTGAATATAAAGACAGCCCCCTTGGTAAATCCTTTATGGAGCTAGTCTCTTTTGCAATGGTCATTCCTCTTATACAGGAAAACTTCGTGCAGTATGACACACCACATTACTACAAGCGGATAACCGCCATCCAAAACATCATGAAGCATTCAGATGTTTCTATGACAGGCGTATTAAATTCGCTCGTGTATGTGCTTCGCACTCTCATCCAATATTGCCATTCTGGGTCTCTTGTAGATACCATTGAAGATTCCGAAGAAGTCCTTTATGCTGAATGCAAATATTATCAAACTCTATTAGGGTCTGGTAATTACGCAGAGAAGGGTCTTACGCTCGGACATATAGATGAACAGTTCCGGAAGTGCGAGGTCCGCATCAAGAAGAGACTATCCGCCGCTAGAGGCGTCATGGAAAACGTTTATACCGAACGTTTGGCCAAAATATTACAGTGGAAGGATGAGCTTTCGTTGTGTGATCGTGATGGCAAGCCTTGCCGTCAACCTATTTCGTTTACGCTCTATGGGCCTCCCGGGATTGGAAAAACTTGTCTAGTCGAATTTTTGCTCACCGACCTCCATCGTATATTTGACATGGCTGACATAAAACAGGTCAACCATATCAAAGAAGGTGACAAGTATCAGAGTACTGGTGGTTCCCAAACCACAGCTTGGATTTTCGACGATCTGGGTGGTATGCCTCACAACAAGCGTGACATTTCTACGGTCCGAACCTTTTTGGACATGTGCAGTTCTACTACCATGCCTCTTGTTAAGGCAGGAGTCGATGATAAGGGAAAGTGTTTCAATAACGCTCACTTTATTTGTGTAACCACGAATTTAGCAGATGCGGACATTAACCCTGATTTTAACGTACTAGAAGCTGGTGTACGTCGTCTCGGCATAAAAATACACATGTCTCCAAAGCCTGGAATTTTAGATGCGAATGGTCAACCAGACCCTGTTAAGATGGCACAGCACAGAAATGAGCTGATACCGTCTTTTTGTACTTACCGTCCTTATACCATTAAGAAGAAGAATAATGGATTTGAGATTGAGTACTTAACAGAGGCTCTTGAGGCTAAAGAGTTCTACAATTACTTTATTGCGCACGCACAAATTTGGCGTGCGAATCAAGACATCTCGCTTGAGCGCCTTGCAAATGTAGCAACTTATAGTAGCTGCCCTCACGGGTTTGCTGCTCGTTATTGCTGCCACTGCGATCCCAGCCCCAAAACTGCTGAGAATATTCGCGCGGAGTCTGATATATGTGGCGCCACCCGGCGCTATGTTGCATTTCACATGTTGCGGGCTCAGGCCCTATACAAGAAGTCACAGTTTTTGTACAACTGCGTACTCGGACATTATGCAGCACACTTGTGTGTCATGTGGTTCGTTTATCCTTTATTTGTGACGTGGGTGTTGTTTGTGTCTCGCCTTTACATGAACTACCGGCGTGATCCTTCTGCCTCACTGATTTTTGTACGCTGGTACCTGCGACCAGGTTTGGAACCACATCTTGAACTGGTGCTGTTGTATGTTCTGCTTTCAATGGTATTGTTCTTGATTACTATCCCTCGCCGACTCTTCAAAAGAGTGGTACTTTGTCCAATGGAGAATTGGTGTGAGACTATACGCACGATATCTCCTGAAGCCAAAAGGATGTTTGCTGGTCTTGCTATTATTTCCGGTGCGTTCTTGCTTGTTTCTAAGTATTTCGTCACCGAAGTATTTCCAGAATCGAACACTGATGCTAAGCCAGAATGCAAGTCTGTCGACGTTCAAACTGGCGAGGTCTCGAGCGAGCCTCCCCCTACTACCTGTGGGCCGACGTGGGTGAAACCTGTTAGGCTGCCGGGCGTATTGACCCCCACGTCTTTGTCTACTTCGCCAGATCAGATTAGGCGCAAATTGAAATCCTCTCTTACGACCTTTGTGAGCGATGATGAGCAGAACCCTATGAGTACGCAACTTTTCTGGCTCAACAAGCACATTGTTTTGGCAGCCAGCCATATTTTCGACGTCATCGATGCAGACGCTCCTGTTTTGCACGGTGAAGTCACTCTAACCTTTCACCGGGAAGATTTAGACCCTATAACCATGCAACGGAAAATTGAACTCAGGAAAGATCTTTCGTACATCATACCTGGTTCTGACGTTGTAATGATACGTGTTCCCGATGCATTCGGGGATCGCCCAGACTGGACCAACCGATTTGTTCACCACCTACCTGGTGGTTCTTTTACAAGCGAGTGGATCAAAGTCAGAGATGATTCGGTCGAAAGTTCCGTACACTCAACTTCTTCTCGTGTCAAGTGTGAATATGATGCGGTTGCAGGACGGCCGAGCCGCCGCATTTCGTTGCAACATGCATATGCCATGGACTTGCACGAACATTCTCGCAGCGGCGATTGCGGTTCTATCGTGTGCTTGACTGAAAAAGGTTTCGCAATCTGCGGCATATATGTAGCAGGTTCTAAGGAATATTGTCAAGGGTTTTTCTGCGGATTGACCATTCCTGATTTGGAGTTAGGGTTGGAATATTTCCGCAGCCGCGGACTCTATATCTCCCCTGTCGAACGAAGCGAGGTCATCAATCATGTGGCTGATCGTGTTGTTCCAGAAGTTCCCGTGCATCACAATAACCCAGTAAACTTTCAGGAGAACCAGTGTTTGCTCATTAACAATGTTGCTAAAACCAAGTCGCCACGCTCGAATGTTGTTCCAAACGCTTTCTTCAACGAAGCCCACAGAATTTTAAAAGTTGAGCACCAGTTTGGCTCCCCACGAATGAAAGATACTGAAGCGTTTTCAAAGTTACTACACAATGCTATTAAGCCTATACAATGTCCTAACCCGACGTTGTTGACACGTGCGTTGAACGATTATGCCTCAGAGTCTGTGATCACGGAATGTTTGCGTCGTTGCAGATTGGTTACTATTGATGGCGTGCAATGTCTGCCAGAGCGACCATTAGAGGTTGATGAAGCTATGAATGGAATTGCAGGCAACAAATTTGTTCCTTCCATGAACTTTTCTACTAGCGCAGGTTTTCCTTTCAACACTAAGAAGCGCAATGTGTTGAGTGGTGAAGACGGGGATTGGTACATGGACCATGAGCTCCTAAACTATTTTAACGATGCTATGTTTCGTCTCCGCTGTGGTGCATCATTGGGCACGATTTACAACGCGACGCTCAAAAGCGAACCTTTAGCTCTCTCAAAAGAGAGTAACCTTGCCCGCACTTTCCAGTGCGTGTCTATGTTCGCCTACATCGCGATGAAAATGTACATTGGCCCTTTGCTGGAAATGATGTCACACTGTCCCGATCTTTTTGAAATCGCGATCGGACTAAATTCTCAAGGTCCAGCGTGGGACGAAAATATGTCCGAGTTTTATGAGAAAGAATGGATTTCTGACGAGGACTATTCTGCGTACGATCAGAATCTACATGAGATGCTACGTACTGCCGGTGCTGCCGTCTTTGTCCGCTTGGCGAAAGCGATGCAATGGCCACCTGTGGAAGTCACCATGTTGGAACACGTATGCAATGAGTTCTTGCACCCTGTCATTAACTTGAACGGTGCTTGCATCGTGTCCCACAATTTACAACCTTCGGGTTGTAATCCTACTGCGCACTTGAATTCTATTGTAAACAGTATTATTCAGCGGATGTCCTTTTTCAAAAGAGTGCCGGAATCAACAGATTTCCGCTCTTCTGTAGTTCTGCGCACGCTTGGCGATGATGTCATCAAAGCGACGAATGATGACATTGCTGCCCGTTGGACTCCCCTCATGACGGCACAAGATTTGGCGGAATTTGGCGTTGCTGCGAAACCCGGAGACAAGCAGGGGACTCTGGACAAATGGAAGCCAGCAGGGGCTGAGATTGCCTTTCTTAAACGCTTTACTTATTACAACGAAGACCTTGGAAGGTTAGTTGCAGTGCTCGCTTCAAAATCGCTTATGCGGCCGTTTGACATGGTTGAGAAATCCCAAGAGTTGAGTGCCGCAGAGCATCAACTGAACGTCATTGAGGTTACGAACCGAGAAAATTTCTTTAAAGGCAAGACCGAGTACGAGCTTGGCCGATCTGCCTTACAGGAATATGCTGGCGAAGTCACTCGCAGAGGTGCTATACCCGGCTGTGTACGCGCTGGCACACTTGGTAAAAGCTACGAAGAAATGGTTGAGTTAGACCGCCAATCTTATGGCTATGCATCACATTGTCCGAGGTTTGCGCCACGACATGTGCCTGCAGAGTACTTGCACTTTTCTCATTTTGGTTCATCCATCGAGCAGGAGCCTGATATTTACCCTGAGTGTGACACTGGACCACCTATTGGTCCGTACGGTTTTGAGTGTTGGTTAAATCCTTCCAACTGGACTCAACGTGAAAACTCTTTTTGTTTTAAGAATGCCGACCTGGGTAGCTGGCTGACCGCTGAACAAGTGGAGCCCTACATCACTACTTGCGAGAGTGATAGTAGTAAGATTTTCATATCTTCTACTGAATGTCTACACGGCATAGGAGAGTTTTTATACAATTTCAATACAAAGTTATTTAGCATTGTGCTTATCTCTTTGTTTCCATATTTCATGTACTTTCGTCCTGCGATCATATCGTGGTTCAGAAAGGGTTGGAATCCTCGCAACGTTCCTACCAGTATTAAGGTGATGCTTTTTCATCATTTGATTGGTTGCGATTATCTAGAGTACTTGTGGCTAAGTTGCTACTTTTGCGTGTGCGTTACTATCATGCGATTTGCTCCAGAGAAAACTGTGAAATTATATCACAAACGGCGTGCGGGCGCCGGGGCTTAGCCCAAAATTACATAAATTTTATTTATAGGTTTTGGGTTCGCCCAAAATCCATGCACATTTATTTATGTGGTTTCAAACCCACATAACCC